AAATTATTTTCCATTAAATTCTTGTACTAATTTATAAGAAGCAAATTCTCTTATACCAGAAATTTTGTCTCCTCTCTTATATTCAGTAAACTTAATGTCTTTACCATCTTGCTTTTCACGCATCTTTACATACGCTACTAAACCTTGGTCGCTAAAAGATAAGTTATATTTGTCAAGTGACCAAACGTATCTCACGAGTTGTCTAAATAATGGATGGTGCTTACATGTCTCTAAAATTGATAAAGTGCGGATAGCGTAGTAGTCTTTACCAGAGATATCATCCTTAGAAAAGTCGTTGAAGCGCTCTTGGAATACTATTCTACATAAAGCTCTGTATGTACAATAAATGCCACGAATCATTCCATCTTCTATGTAGTCGATGTGATATAAGTTTTGGAGATAAACACAATACTCGTTACTAACATAGGATTTATCGTCATTAACCTCTAAACCATATGATCTAAAATGATCTTTAAGATTATCAGGGTAATAACAAGGGTAGACACCATCGTCACCTTGTTGCTGATCATACTTAATAGGTTCAAAATAATCTTCTGCAATTCCGTGCTGAATGCATGATCCTGCTTCATTCGTGAAAGCTGAACCACTGGGGATTCCATGTTTTCCTTGAATTATGCCAATAGGTGTAACTAAAGGTATAGAAGAAAATACTTTAAGGATACTAGCCCACTCAAAGGTGTCTCCTTGGTAAAGTGAAGTACAATAGATTCTAAAGAACCATTCTTGTAGGGGATACTTTACAGAATCATCAAAATTCCGGAAGTCAATACTGACTAAAGATCTTCCAGTATCAATTGCATATAAGATAAGGTCAGTAATTGCCTGATCGATATTATCAGGGCTGCGTAATGCTGCACGCCAGGGTAAGTTAAGTTGAAATTCAAGCATAGGTCTGTAATAACACATCTCGAAAAGCACCGCTAATAACGGATAGCCCCAAACTGTTCGTGTTTTACGTTGTTCCTGAGTTCTAGTAAACATAACCGCTGGCCAAAAGAATTTATATTGTTCTTCACCGTCAGATGGCCATTTCATGGAATCTAAGACTGTACCTTTCTTTAAAAGGCTAGGAAGTCCAGAATTGGTTTGACGTTTAATATACTTCATGGCATTTTGTACCGATAAAGGTCGCAGTCTTTTATAGGGTGCAGGTACCCATTTTATGAGTTGCTTTCGTCCATTAGCTTCTTCAAATGAACCGAGAACACCTTCTTTTCGATCCGCCCATGGTACCGCAATACTTCTAGGCCCGTATTTGGATCTGTTATTAATTTCAAGTTCCAGTAAGATGTCATTCATATCTCCGACATTGTCTTTGAAAATAGAATCCCAACCTTGGAGGATTTCAATTGGATTAATATTTTCACCAAGTGGTGAGAGTAATACTTTGTCCTTTCCTTCAACAATACCGTCTAGCAATAGGGACAATCGTTGTCTGGCTTCATAATCCATGAAGTTAACGATGGTGCGTAAGGGGTCGATAAACATGTATCTCCTTGATTAATAGATTTGTGGACCACACTCCTCGGGTGACCGAAGCCACTACAAGTTTCATTACTGAGCTGGGCGACGGTATAGAATTGAACATAATGTAATTCATAATGAGTTATTA